TTCTTGGATCTGTACACGAAGATCGATCCGATGGTTCAGCCGGTTCGCGAACCGTCAGCTGCACCGACGGAAGGCATAGTGCCGGCTCCGGCAGCCACCGCCTAATTCCCAGCAAATCCTGTTTACAAAAACAGGAAATAGTTTAGGATCGTTGCATGGTGAGTGATCCGCACCATGCAACTCAAACCAAAGATGGATCATTGAAAACATAATACCATGGCTAAGACCAACACAAACCAGAAGACCCGTATGATCAAGTTCCTTGCTAACGGCAAGGAGTTCACCATCACCGAGATCGAGCGTCGTCTCGCGATTGCCAATCCTTCGGCAGTCGTAGCGCAGCTCCGTGACGAGGGTCACGTCATCTGGACCAACCGTCGTACGGACAAGAAGACCGGCCGCCGTATCTTCAAGTACCGTTATGACACCGCCCGTAGCGCTCAGAACCTCCGCTAAGTTCTAGGCTACATCATTGGCTGTAGGGCGAAAATCCTACAGCCAATCCACTTTTATCCATCATGGTACTTTCACAAAACACAATCGAAATCCTCAAAAACTTTGCGGCCATTAATCCGAACCTGCTGTTCAAGCAGGGCTCGACCGTAGATACGGTCTCGGACGCAAAAACCATGATGGGATCTGCTAATATCGCAGAGGTGATGCCACAGGAATTTGGCATCTACGACCTGAACGAGTTCCTCTCGATCCTTACGTTGGTCGATCAACCTCAGCTTGAGTTCGGAAAGACATCGGTAACTATTCGGGATGGTAACACATCCATTGAGTACCGATATGCAGCGCTAGATACTCTCACGGTACCTACGAGGAAAGTATCCATGCCTGCACCTGAGGTGGTTCTAAACCTGACGTCAGATTCAATGAATCGCCTGAAGAAGGCTGCATCTGTACTAGGTCACAGTTCGATCCAGCTTGAGGGGAAAAATGGCAGGATTTCAGCCAACATTGTCAATCCGAAGGACAAGAGCTCGAATAAATACACGATTGTGGTGGACGAGAAGAATGCTTGCACCAAGGTCTTCTCGCTCATCATACCCATCAGCCACCTAAAAATGATGACGGGTGATTACGTGGTCTCGTTCAGTTCTAAATTGATCAGTCACTTCAAGAACACCAGTATTCCGGTTGAATACTGGATCGCTCTTGAAAAAGAGTCGACGTTCGGTTCATAAGAAGTCGAACAAACCTAGGTACAAACAAACATGGAAAACCAAGCAGATACAACCAACGCTACCGCTCCTGAAGCGGGTCAAACCAACACTCCTCCGCAGCTCGGTCTTAACGATCTGGCCGCAGTGGTTCAAATGATCGACGTATGCTCCAAGCGCGGAGCATTCGAGGGTCCTGAGCTCTCCGCCATCGGCACGCTCCGTACTCGTTTCGTCGAGTTCCTGAAGGCTAATACCCCGAAGGATCAGCAGGGTGGAGCCGCCGCTCCAGCCGCCGGTGTTGAAACCGTTCCAGGCGACGCTCTCCCCAAGAGCTAACGGATAGCAAATCCGATCGGACTTTTGGCGCGTAGTCTGTAAAGAACGCGCCTTTTTTGACCAATTTTTATCATGAGCAACATCCCTACATCCATTGAAGATCGCGCAGCGATCCGTAAAGCACTCGACCAAATCTCTGAGGAGTATACCAACATTGAGACGTCTCGTTCACAGATCAAGGAGATCCTGAACGCACTCGAGGACAAGTACAAGACTCCGAAGAAGACGATGTCCAAGGTAGCGAAGCTCTACCACAAACAGAGCGTCTCCGAGTTCGAATCCGAAGCATCAGAAATCAAGGCGATTTACAAGACCATCGTTTCGTGATTTGATTGTCCCCATGAAGGAATCAGATTCGATTCGTGAACATCTGTGGGTCGAGAAGTATCGGCCCACCACCATTTCTGACTGTGTTCTACCTGAACACCTGAAGAAAACGTTTCAGGGAGTAGTAGACTCCGGCGAGTTGCACAACATGCTTCTCACCGGAACTGCAGGTCTTGGCAAAACCACGGTGGCACGTGCGCTGTGCAACGAGCTGAATCTGGACTACATCCTGATCAACGGATCTGAAGAATCAGGAATCGACACGCTCAGGAATAAGATCAAGCAGTTTGCTTCCTCAGTTTCACTCACGAGTGACAACCACAAAGTAGTCATTCTTGATGAGGCAGACTACCTGAATCCTCAGTCGACTCAGCCAGCCCTTCGTGGATTCATCGAGGAGTTCTCCAACAATTGCCGGTTCATCCTGACATGCAACTTCAAGAATCGAATCATTGAGCCGTTGCACTCTCGTTGCGCTGTCATCGAGTTCAACACCAGTAAGAAGCAGCTAGTTGATGTTGCAGCAAAGTTCTACAAGAGGCTAATTCACATTCTGAAGACTGAGAAGGTTGAGTTCGACGATAAGGTCCTGATCGAGCTCGTTATGAAACACGCGCCTGACTGGCGCCGTATCATCAACGAGTGTCAGCGTTACAGCTCTTCAGGGAAGATCGATACCGGTCTTCTCTCGAACCTCAGTGACGTCAACATCTCGATCCTGATGAAGTCCCTGAAGGAAAAGGACTTCAAGTCCATGCGTGCCTGGGTATCCAACAACATCGACACTGAACCTGCTGCGATCTTCCGAAAGGTATTTGACAACATGGTCGAGTACGCAAAACCTCAATCAGTTCCTCAGGTCGTTCTCATTCTGGCAGAATACCAGTACAAGGATGCCTTCGTGGCAGATCACGAGCTGAACATGGTTGCATGCATGACCGAACTGATGGCGTCGATCGAATGGAAATGAACTGGCCAAACACACTCCCTCACAAAGCCTTTGGATCCATGGTTTGCATCATGGCGCCAGCGGATCGTAAACTCACTGTAGGAAAGCGCTATGCCATACTCGATATGGATCCCGTGGCTCTCGGCCCGGGGGAATCGCGGTTTGACTACTACGTCCAGGACGATAGAGGACTGTATGCTTGGATCCAGCCTGAATGCTTTGCAGACTTCATTAAAGCTTGAACTTCTTCGACTATCTCAATAGCATCAACCATTCCAAGGAGAACCTAATGGTTGATTCTGTATCCGAGAACGCCTACAATAGCTTCATGGTGAACCGTGGGCTATCGTATTTCTCGGATACGGTTCTATTGGCAAATGAGATGAATCGTCTGCATCATGCAGATAAGCCTCTCCAGTATTCGTTTTTGATAAATACGGTGAGAAAGAATAAACGCTTCAGCAAATGGATTAAACCCCAGGAAACTGAAGACCTCATGATTGTCAAAGAATACTATGGCTACAGTAATGAAAAGGCTAGGTCTGCTTTGTCGATCCTGAGTGCTCAGCAAATAAGCGAACTCAAATCTAAAATCGACAAAGGTGGAAAATCAGGAAATAAAGCCTCAGCCTAGCACTCAGATCGACGAAACGCCGGTCGAGTGGACTCCTGCGATGATGCTTGAGGTCACGTTGAGTCAGCCTGATGACTTCCTGAAAATCCGAGAGACACTGACCCGAATCGGTGTCGCTTCCCGAAAAGAGACAAACAAGCTTTACCAGTCTTGCCACATCCTGCACAAGCAGGGCCGTTATTTCATAGTTCACTTCAAGGAATTGTTCTTGCTGGACGGCAAGCCTTCAAATCTGAACGTGAATGATGTTCAGAGGCGAAACACGATTGCCACTCTTCTTTCAGACTGGGGACTGGCTTCCATCGTGAATACCGAACAGTGCCGAGAAAAAGCACCGTTACGCCAGATCAAGATCATTCCTCACAAAGAGAAGAATCAGTGGGAACTGCTGCCGAAGTACTCTATCGGCAATACGAAACCCTGATAAATAAATTTGCCGGCAATACCGTCGGCAACCATCGGTGCCCTTTGGGGCCGGTGGAAGTTAGTTAACCTTGCTATCATTAGGAGGAAAGTCAGATGACAACGTATACTACCAACAATGCGTCATTCACATTCCCGCGTTCAAACTTCGTGGGATTCGAACGTCTGTTCGATGAGTTGTCCCGTAATACGGTGAACAACACGAACAACTACCCGCCGCACAACATTGTTCAGATCGACGAGGATAATTTTCTCATCGAGATTGCGGTTGCAGGGTTCAAGCATGAGAACCTGGATATCCAATTGAAGGATTCCATTCTCACTGTCACCGGAAAGAAGGAGGACACTCGGACATATTCTCACAAGGGAATCTCTTCCCGTGAGTTCATCCGTACGTTTACTCTCGGTGAACACGTTCAGGTGAACGGCGCCGACCTCGAGGATGGCATTCTGGCCATCAAGCTCGAGCGCGTGATTCCAGAGGAAGAACGCCCTCGAAAGATCGAGATCGGAACAGAGACAAAGAAAACAAAGAAGTCATTCCTGAAAGATTGACATTGATTCATTGAGAATGACACGGCGGCTGGAAACGGCCGCCGTTTTTTGTTTACTTTTGT